GCCGCGCTCTGCTGCAGCAGAACGAGGAGAACCGTCCTGTCCTGAAGAAGGCTGGCTTCCTGACCCGCGATCCTCGTATGAAGGAACGTAAGAAATACGGTCTGAAGGCTGCACGTCGTGCACCCCAGTTCTCCAAGCGCTGATTATATTTCAGATGCATTTTTACGGCTCTGCTTCGGCAGAGCCGTTTTTGTTATATCCGGTAAAATATATTTTGACGTAAAAATGAACTTTTTGACGGAGGCTTGACTTTTGCACGGAGTCGCGTATAATAGAAGTAGGCAATCACAAGGTTGATGAAGATTACCACAGGCACACAAAAGCGAACCCCCTCGGAGCTGCAACTCCGAGGGGGTTCTTCTGTGCTTACTGTCCTTTGCCGCGGCTGTCAAGCCACTTGCAAATGTAATAGGCAATCACATTTGCTCCGACAGCCACAAAAAGATTGATGAAGATGTCGCCCACATGACACACCTCCTTCCTGTTGCCAGAATGGAGAGGGCAGCGAAATAAGTATAACACAGTCGATAACGGTACGCAAATCATCTGCGTGTTCCCAATAAATTTTTTAGCAATAAACAAAGCGCCCCCACTCCGGTTTTGGAGCGGGGGCGCTTTGTCTGTGAGGGTTTACAGCCGGAAAGCTGTATGCGGAATAGGAGATTGGGACATATCAGCCAGAGCGATCCGGCTCAGTCTGTCCGGCGGTGCAAAGCAGGGAGACACAGGATTGTGAAAGGGGGGAAGCGCGGCTCAGTGCTTTGCGTTTTTGCCGAGCAGGCTGGCGAACGCGCCAGTGATCATCAGGGTCATGCCGCTGAGGGCCAGACCGATGGCGGCCAGCCAGTTCACGCCGGTCTGCGGCAGGGCATGTGCGTCCTGCACAGCGGGCAGAGCGGGGTCAGCAGGCAGAACAGGGGCGTCCGGCTTTGCGTCCTGCACGGGCGGCAGCTCGGGGGTGCCGGGCAGTACGGGCGAGTCGGAATCCTTTTCCTCAATGATCTTGTCGCCGCCGTCGTCGTCGTCGCCGTCATCGTCGGCAGGGGTCGTTACGGTTTTGGTTTCCGTAATGGGATCAAGCTCCTGACGCTCCACGTAGGAGTAGTGGTACTTCACCGAGGAGTCGGTTTTCACACAGGTCTTCTTGGAGGCATCGGTCACTTTGGCATCCGAAGTGGTGGCATAGTTGGCGGTAATAGTGCCCTGCTTGCGGGAAACATCGGTAGAACCACGGGTGATATGATTGAAGAGCTTTTTAAAGCTGAAGAAGGAATCCGATCCTGTGCCGCGGGGCTTGCTGCTCTCGGTGCTGCTATCATCCCATGCAAAGTTCTGCTCATAGGCAACATCATAATTACCGAAATCCTTTATCACACTCTGAGCAGGGTAGCGGTTTTCGAGCTGGGAGTTGCCGGTATCAGTGCTCTCATCCACGTCTTTCGAATCGTGGTGCGGGGTCTTTTCCATCGTGACGGTCAGGGTGGTGCGGGTGGTCTTGGTGGCCGTGCTGGAATCCACCTTGACGGTGGTGGTCTGCTTCTGGCCCTGAGAGTCGGTGTACTCTTTGGTCAGGGTGTAGGTGCCGTCGCCGTTATCCTTGTAACCGGCTTCGATCAGCTTGGAAATATCAAGCCCGGTCATTTCGCCGGTTTCAATTTTGTCTTCTTTGGTCAGGGTAAATTCCTTTTTGCCGTCCTTTACCACGGCGTCGGTCACAGTGTAATCACCGAACTTGGTCTTGGTTTCGGTATCCCAGCTCAGTTCTCCGCCCTGCAGTTCCTCCTTCAGGTTTTTCTTCACGTCCTCAGAAGAGTCTTCCTCCGTCTTGGCACTGGCCTCACCCTCGACCTTGGTGGTGGTTTCAAGCGCGGCATCGGTGGTGGTGGTAGTCGTGGTCGTGGTAGAACCGTCCGGGTTGGTGGTGGTGGTAGTAGTGGTGTTCGGCTTGCCCAGCACAAGCTCCGTGTCCTTGGTCTCCGTCTCGGTCTTTTCAGCTTCGCCAATGGGCTTTTTCTCTGTCTCGCTGCCGCCGTCCTTGGGGCCTTCCTGCTCGTTGTTCAGGTCGGTCTCGGGCTCACCTTTTTGCTCGTTGTTCAGGTCAGTCTCAGGCTCGCCTTTCTGCTCATTGTTCAGGTCGGTCTCGTGATTGCCGTCCTGCTGGCCATCGCCGGAGGGCTGCTGGCCGTCCCCGGAGGGCTGCTGCGCGCCGGGCTCACTCTCTTTGGGCACATCGCGGTTCACAGGGCCGGTGCTCTCGGTGGTGGTGGAAGAATCGTCCTTGGTGACCTTGTCGTTGTCGTGGTTATAATCCACGCTGATATCCGGGTCGCCGATCACATCCACAGCGCCCTCGCTCTGCTGGTTGGTCACCGGATCGGACGACACACTGGCAGCAGCAACGGGTGCAGAAGCCGTGCTTTCTCCTTCCGATTGGGGCGCGCTGTCGGGTGCGTCATTCGAGACGGCGTTCACATCATCTGCCGCATTCGCGATCAGGGGCTGGGCCGCAACACATGCGGTCAGTGCCATAGACATTGCAGCAACTTTAAACTTTTTGTTCGTCATGATCCCAGGTCTCCTTTCCTGTCGCCATGTGTATAATAGTCCGATAAATCGGACAGCGGAAGCTGTTTCCCCCAACTACTTACGTTATAGCATTTTCGGGAATTTTCGTCAAGAAAAACCATTCCGTACCGTTGAAATTCTGCGTTCTGTATAAATCAGAACCCCGCAGATTTGGTACTAATTCCAAGGGCTTGTTGCACGTTTGGTGCGATTTGTTGCAGACGCGTGCGTTTATGTGACGTTTGTGTTGCAGATGCATGGAATTACCATAGAAATTCCTCCCTTTCATTCCTGTCTGGATTATACATGATTTGGGCGCGAAAATCATCAAAACCTGCGTGAATCGCCCTCGAACCTGCGTGAATCGCTCAAACGGACAGAAAAAAAGCCCCGGGAAGGGCCGCTGTGCACCTCCCGGGGCTGCTGTGAAAGATGGTAAAAAAAGTAATACTTCCAATTTAAAAAGTATTACTTTTACACCATTCGGGTGCCGGTTCACTCGCCTTTCTGCTTCAGGCGGGCGTATTCGGCGTCTGCCTGAATGGCGGCGGCGGTGAAGCTGTTGTTGTTCCACCAGCTCACCAGCGCGGCCACGGTGGTGATGCCGGCGGTGACCAGCTGCTCCACGGTCTGGCTCTCGATGGGCAGCACGGGCTTGCCGCAGGCGCTCAGCAGCTGATTGGTCAGGGCCAGCAGCAGGCAGGCGGTGCGGGCGATGGTTGCGGCGGAGATCTTATGGATGTTCATGTCAGTTCCTCACTTTCTCGTTGTGTTCAAGGTCTGCGATGCGGTGGTTGGCCACCTTCATCTGTTCTTCTAAGATGGGTACGCGGCGGGCAAAATTGTTATGCTCACGCACCTCGCGGGTCAGTTCTTCCAGCTTGGTGTCGGTCACGGCCTGACTGCGGCTGTTGGCGATCAGCACACCGATCAGGGTCACGGCACCGGCGATCACGGCGGACAGGATGCTTTCCACTGGGCTCACCCCCTCAGCCTGTCCATCGGCTCTTGACGGGGCGCACGTCCACATGCACCCAGCCCGCTGCCCGGCCCGCCTTTACCGGGTAGCGGCCAATGCCGCCGGTGCCGGGCAGCAGAGTTTCCGCGTAGGCGGCAAGCTGCTCCACCGGAACACCGGCCACCCGGATGTCGGCGGCTCTGCCGTAGCAGTGCTGGCTGTAAAGGGCACCGCCCACGGCCTTGTTGTGGGCGGCGGTGCGGTAGCCGCTGGTAATGACCACCGGCGCACCGAAGTGATCCCGGATGCTCTGCAACAGCTGTACCAGCGCACTGTCCACGAACAGCGGGTCGGAGCCGTCCCTGCAGGCAAATTCCCGCACCCGGAAGCTGCGGCTCAGCAGGGCATTGCCGTCCTTCCGGCGGGAATAGGCGTTAAGCATGGGCGTCCTCCTGCAGCAGGGCTGCCACCGCGTCCCGCAGCCGGGCGGGGACATCGTCTGGCGTTTTGAGCCCCTTGCGGATCAGGGCCGCATAGATCTTTGCCATCAGGCATCACTCCTTTCGTACAGTTCACACAGGGCAAGCTGCAGGTCGGTCAGCTGCTGCATCAGGTCGGCCACCGTCTCCGGCAGCTTGTCCTTTGCTTCCTGCTTCTTGCGCGCTTCTTCCTGCGCGGCCAGCTCTTCGGCGGTGTAACGGATATACCTTTTAATGGGCAGCTGCTCGGTCCACGCGGGCTTTGCCGGTACGCCCGGCACATCCACCACCCGCTGCACGTCCCTGCCGCCGCTGGGGTATTCGGCCACTGTCTCGTAGTGGGCCACCTCGGCCACAGCCTCCTGCGCCGGGTGCTCCAGCGGCTGGGTGTCGTCGGTCAGATAACCCAGCATCAGGTCCGGGTTTTCCACGACCGCGCCGGTCTCGTCAATGATCTTCATGGTTCAAAACCTCCTTTCTCAGGCCACGCGGTGCCAGATGTGCACATAGTAGGCGGCGGGCTGCACGGTGCTGCTGCGGCCATAAATGGCGTTGGACTTGGACGCGTCAAAAGATATATTGCCATAATTTCCGCTAGACCCGTTCTCGAGTGACCTGCCTATGCCTTTGACAGAAAACGCACCGCTGCCAGATGGATA